TTCAATTGAAGAATTTAACAGGAGATAATATGGAGGATTTTTAATGAGTTCTGGCGATTCTTGAAAAATGAAATCGTGGTTTCCTGGGGTAAATACAACATTAGGAATATTCAGCCACTTTATCCATGAGTTAAAAATTCCTTCCAGCCATAATTTTTGAAATGAAATTGAATGGTCATAGGCCGGACAAATATCTCCAACAATACATAAAATGTCGCAATCTGGAATTTTTGGTAAGTGGCCATGTAAATCAGAAACAAAACATATTTTATTAATCATATTTTTCCCCTATTAACACGCACATCTAAAATAAAAATCATCTTCATTTAAATTTATATTTTTATATTTATTAATAGTTTCTATAATTTTTGGTTTTTCATCATATAACCATTCAGGGGTATCATATGATAAACATACATCGTTAAGTAAAATATCTTTTATAAAATCGTCTAAAGTAAATCCTAGCCTAGCAGCAATATTTTCTAAATATCTTTCTTCTTCATTAACTTTATCTTTTTTAAATTCTGGATGTTCCCATTCATGTTTCAAACTAATAATAGAATAAGGATTTAGACAAAGATAAAATTTTTCGCCCGGATTAACACATTTTTGTAAAAACGGGTCAACAATTCCAACCGATTCATTATGATTGCAAGATACTACATAATAATCAGAAGAATTTACTGTTTTATCTAGTTTAACTGGTTGTCCGGGACTAAGTTTTTGTTTTGAATATACCGGAATTACCGCAATATGAATAGCATCTCTACTACATTCGGTTTTCGATAAAAGATTCCCTAATTCAACTTCCTTCTTCTTCTTTACCATTTCATCTCCTGTTTAATTATTCTTAATCCCTATACCAATCTGGAGTATTTCTACAATATTCTTCTTTTTTAATACATTCGTAGTTCAGACATTTCTTACAAAAGAAAGTATCATTCCTAACAAATCTTGTATTATAATTACAATACTCAGAATATTTAGACGTTTTTAGAAATTCGTAAATGTGGTCGCATTCTTTAATATTGGTTTCCATTCCTATATTATAACACGAAATCGCCGCAAGTCAAGGGAAATTTTGGCCTACGGCGACTTATTTGAACGAATTTTTTTCTATTGATTATTTCTTATTAAGAAATGTTTTAATTTGGCAACTATCTATATTACAAGTTCCAACTATCATACTTTTTAAATTGAATAATTCTGCTTTTAATTGAGCGTTTTCTTCACGAGTTGTTAAATATTGTTTTTCTAATTCTTCGCATTTTTTTTCTAAACTTTCAACATCCTTGCGAATTTGTTCTATTACAGAATTATAGATTTTAACAGCCTGTTCGTTTTGAGCTATTTGATTTTCTGTTTCACTTTTTTTTACAGAAATAAAACCTTGACGGTGTTGATTTACTGCGTCTAAAACCCATTTTCCAACGCCCCCAGCAACCAAAGCGGCTAAAATACTTACTATTGTTTGAGCATCCATTTATTCACCTTATATTTTATCGGGCACCATCGCTAGGTTTCGTTTAATTCTATTTTTTAACGTTTTAGCGCGGCGAATTTTGTTAACATTTAATATTGATTTCCTAATTGTGATTTCATTACAATCGCCATAATAAATAAAATCGTCAACTACATCTTTTAATTTTTCTGAATGTTGTTTATTATTAGTTAAAATTGCAATTTTTATAATATCTATTTCTTTTAATTGTTTAATAATTTCATCTTCTGTTGCGTCTGGTAAATCTAAATCCGTGATTAAAACATCAATTAATTCTTTATGAAGAATTTCTGACGCTTTATTCCAAGAATGAACTAAATATATTTTTTTAAATTTCAGACCGGATTCTTCGACATAACCATAGACATCTAATTTTTCTTGTGCAATTAATAATATAAAATACGAAAGTTCTGTTGGCATAATAAACTCCTATAAGGAATACTACACCAACAAAACTTATTTTTTTATTTAACAAAAGTTTAATATTAGTTAATTAAATCTCCATTATTTAAAACGGTTATTAGTTCATTTAAATAAAAAGATTCTTCTGTATTACTTATAATATAATTTCCAAATTTTTTAATAACATTAAATTTTCCTTTTATTGATTTTTTATTTATATCTGTGATTGGATTTTTACAAATTCCACGATTTTCTCCATTTAACATTTCAATATTACTTAATTTTTGAGCAAATCCAAATGTGTCTCGATTAATATCCGAATGAACTAAAGAGCCTCCACATCCAAATTTATAATTCTCTAAAGAAAAACCGTTTTCAATAATCGCTTTACAAATATTTGGCAAACTTTTTTTATTAATTCCGTCTCCCTGAATAATTCTAATTTTATTAATAATATTGTAACCTTTAATATTAACTCGATATCCAAATTTATCTGCTAAAATTTTAGTTACTTTTAATAAAACAGGTATTACATCTCCGGAATCTGGACGAACGTATACTGTACCCGGTCTATTTAAAATTAATTCTTTTAAGTCTTCTCCAAAAAATTTCTCAACAGCATAATAAATATTATAAGAATCTACTGGAATTGTAATTGGTAATTCTGGAAAACTATTTAAACAGGAGATGTAAGCCGATAATTCATTTTCTTGGCCAAAACTTGTAATAACGGAGTGTTCGGCTCCATTTGTAATTGAAATTTTTTGACCAAAATTGTAGTATTTTTTTAATAATGAAATTCCGGCAGGGGCGGCGGTACAATCGAAGGATAATAAATGGGCGGCGCTTGCTAGGGCTCCAGCTTCAGGACAGGCGGACGAACGCATTCCTGAGTTAGATAAGGCGGTTTTAAGCCATTCTTGGGGCCATTCGCACGTTCGAGAATAAATTTCAAGCATTTCTTTATAGGTTCTGGCTAAAGTGGCAACCGAAGTAGGATACCAAACATTAACTAACAAAGTTTCTAAATAAGAAGAAAGCCATGGATGCCGACAATCTGTATTTTCAATTGTAAGTAATGGAATTCCCGCATTTACATAATTTACTTCATTAAGCGATTTAATTTTTACTGGAAGTTTCCCATTATATCTAAAAAGAATATCCATCCAATCATTTAAATTAAATACATTTTTCCCAAGACTGTTATCAATTAATTCTTTTGCCTCTTTAATTTTCTCTATCGTAACTACATTCCCTGTTAAATATTTTATTAAATAATAACGTAGTCCGAACCATAAAACTTTCCCTTTTCTTGCAGACAAATAACTATATCCATAAGCCATATTTTTTGGAAACATTGAATAATGGCAATTTTTATAAAAATCCGCATGAGCACAAATATTATAATCAATCATTATTTAAATCTCCAAATTAACAGCCATTCCAGAAAATGGATATTTTTCACCATCAATCTTCAAATTAATTTCTAACCATCCGTCTAATAATTTTACATTTATTACTAAATTATTCTTTAAAAATTCAATTAAATCTTTTTTGGTGATAAATTTTTCATTTTCATCATCTTGAGGTTTATTAAAATATTCATTATCTCTAAAATCTAAAGAACTTGACATTTTTCCCCATCCCATTCTTCAAGAGTGTATTGTTTATTAAAATTCATCGCAACTAATAAAGAAAAATTACTTTCAGCTTTTAGTAAATCAGAAAATACAGCAACAATTCTAGTTTTATTTTCTATAATAATATAATGTTTAATTTTATTTTCAGGAATTAATTTAATAATTTCAAAATCTTCTCTTTTATATTCACGCCACTTATTGTAACTAATAGCCTGAGTTATTGAGCCTTTTGCCGCTCCAATTTTACAAAATATTTTACTTTTCCACCTTTTCCCTTTATATAAAACAATATAAGCTTCAAGATTGTTCATATTTACTCCATATTTTTTCTAGTACCGTGATGGTCTGTTAATTCTTGTTTTTTATACGTCATAATTTCGTCAATTTCGTGATAATTAAAAGGAGTGAATCTTTCATGAATAATTTCCCTATCCTTCCAATTTGGATATTCCGCCATATTTAATTTAACAATTTCCCCGTTTAATCCTTTGATTGGTTGTATATCATAATTTGTTGTCATAACCAATTGATTATTAAACAGGGAATATTCTGTGTCCATTCCAATATCAATTTTTTTAGCGTTTAAATTGTCTGGTAAACTGCCGTGGGAATGAGCATATAACAACCAACTTCCACGATGGCTTTCTCTCCAGACTTCGCAAGAATAATGAAACATACAAACTAATTTAGACCCAAATTGAATTTCAACGTATGGAGAAGTATATTTAAATAATTTACGGAAATTGTGATTTTTTCTAATAAAGTCATCATGATTTCCAAAAATTAAATATAAGTTTTTACAACGAATTCTTGAAATTAAGTTGGGAAGTTTAGATTTGTCTCCAAATAAAGTATCTCCATTGATAAATAAATGGGAATTTTCATCAACTTTTTTATTAATATTTCCGATAATTAGATTGGTCATTTCTTCAGGATTATTGAAGTTTCGATATCCAGAACTCCAAGAACTTGTTCCTGAACAAATATTAGTGTGATAGGCGTGAATATCAGAAGTAAAAAAGGTATTGTTTTTATCAAATTTTTTGTGAAAAATGTCTTCCATTATTTTCCCTTAAAACTGAATAGTTTCTTCTTGAGGTTTTTTGAAGTATCCAATACAAATATGCAAAGGTAATTGATTTTTTAAATTATAAACTTGACGGATTCTTTCGGCCAAAGGACATTTTACTAAAACCCACAAAGCCCTTTCATTCCTATAAAATCCAGGCGAAATAGTAAATTCCGCATCTAATCCTTCAAAGCCTTTATTGGGCAATTGGATATAAGAAGGGACAATAGTAATATGTTCAAAGCGGAGCGGTCTTTCTAGTTCAAACCCCGGTTTTTTTGTTTTGTAAAATTCTTTTCGTAACCCTTCAACAATTTTAAAATCTACATCAATAAACAGACTTCCAAATTTTTTAATTTTTCCGGTCATTTAAATAACCTATACATAAATGTAAAAAATGTCCGTTACACTCGTATTTAAATTCTTTCCTGATTTGCTCAGCTAATTCGCATTCAACCTCAAACCATAAGGCGTTGCCGTTTGTTTCTGCTGAACCAACGACCTTAAAGTTAGCTTGCACGCCATTATAGCATACTAGACTAGACAAGTCAAATCCTTCGCGGATTATAGTAATGTGTTCTCCGCGAGAAGGTCTCTGAAGTTTTATAGTTTTGTAAGTGTAATATTCATATAGTTTCCTTAAATATTTGCCAAGTTCGTGGCCAACTTCGATAAACAGGGAATTAGATAATTTAATTTGACCGAAAGAAATTATATTCATTTATTGATTATTAATTTTACACAATCTATTATTTATGTCTTCTAAAGTATTTATTTTATTTTTAATTTTTTCAATTTCTTTATATTTATCATTTTAATCTCCCTTTGAATAAAATTTTATCTTTACTAAAATACATTTCTCCGTTTACTTCAACAAATTCAATTTCACCATTTTCAAAAAATTTATCTTTTACAACTCGATACTTATTATCCTTGAATAACAATAAAGAATCGTCGGTTAATTCAACTACAAATCCGTTTTTATGATGAATAAAACACAAATTTTTATTATAATCTGTTTTCGTAATTATTGTATTAATAACTTGAAAATCTTTAATTACAATAACAAATTTATAGTATTTATTATTTTTAAACGCATACCCAATAATAAAATCCCCAGATTTTTCCGCTTGTATAATTAAATACTTGTTTAAGTCCGGAATCTTATTCTGATAAGCCGAGTCCTCATGAGTTAGAATTAAATACATTTCGCCAGCTAAATTTTCAAGAGCAAATCCGTCTTGATAACCATAACATTTCCCTGTTAAATCTGAAATTGAACTTACAACCGAAGCTAACATTAAATTATTTCTAAAAATTACTTTACAAATTTTTCCGGCAGACTTAACATAAATATTATTATCAGATATAAAAAAATCAAAACACTCAAATGAAGAAAGTAACCCATTTACATCCAATCTATTATTTGTTATTTTAACATTCATTAGTACATTGTTATAAATAATAAATTTGTCGGCGTTTCGACGATATTTCGAATTATCTAAATAAACATGATTTTTAGTAATAGTTAATCTTTGTCCACCAATTTTATCTAACCTTACAATTTCTTCATCAAATTCTTTAATAATATCAAGAATCAAACAATCGCTCGTAATATCATATTTCTTTTGAATAATAGGGGCGACTGTATTAAATTTATCAGGCGGCGAGCTTCTTTGTCCTTTTTCAAATTCGTTATAATACCAATCATACCAATTTTTTGGAATTAAATTAAAATCTCGAACCGCTCTTTTGGGATATTTAACTTTTTTGTTTAATACGCTGATATTGTCTAAAATCCTTCTCTTTGTTATATCATCTAAATTTCCTGTTAAACCATCAATATTTCCTCCCCTGAATGGATGGATTCCACTATAAAAATAGAATGTAAGAATTGCGAAACTAAACCAATCTGTTAATTCTGAAAAATCCTTATTATGCCAATCTCGCGAAGCTTCCATGATTGCTGTTGCAGGATAATGTTTTGTTTGATAAGAATTAGTATCAATACAATAAATTTCTTTTACTAACTTATCAACTAAAAAATTAAATTCGTTAATATCAACTAAAAGAATTTCAGACTTGTGAATTTCTTTAATTAAATATGTGAAATGTTCGATTAAACAGGAGATTGAATTATGAGTTATATTGTTACGTGACCAAAAAGCGTTAGGGATAATTTGGGCGGACGAAAAATAATTATTATTGTCGAGAAATTTCATTGAATTTCCGACATATTTATTGGTTTTCCCATCTAACAAAATATCGGTGGGAACGATTATGTTTTTATTATTAATCTTACTTAATTCTTCAAGTTTTCCTTCGGGAGGTTCTTTTCCAGGAAAATAAATTTTATAAGCTTGACTGTTTTTAACATAAATTTTACCTTCGCCACCTTCTGTTAAGTAATCAGATGGGGATAAATTAACCGTTTGATTTGTTTTTTTTAGTTTATACGAAGGCATTAATTATTAACCTTTTCGTTAAATAAAATTTCTTTTATAAGTTTTTCTTTCTTAATAAAATCTTCAATTTTGTTTTGTAAAGAACTTATCTCTAATTGTAAATCTTTATGTTCCTTTAACAATACATAATATTTATTAAGATATTCTAAGTTTTTTCTATTTGTATATAACAAATCTTTTAGAAATAGAGTAAAAAGAAATACACAAATTATAAAATTCGCTATCATAAAAATCATTTAGAAATTCCCCCCACACTAACGTCATCCAAATTTTTCCACCCAAGTTTATCGCATTCGCGGCGAAAAGCAATCATGCGGCGTTTAATAAATTCTCCATTTAAACATTTAAAATCAATCAATTTAATTATAACATCTTGGAATGGTATTTTAGAACCATTTGAATCAACAAAACTTTCTAAACCATCAGAACTTATTAAATAGATATTCGGGTTAATACTTTCTAATTCAATACTTTTCGAAAAGTCGATTTTATCATTATTATAATAATATTCAGATTCTCTATAATTATCCGGAAATTGTTTTTTCCATTCTTCCATAACAGATTTATCTAAAAATTCATAAATTGGGTATTTTGGGGCATTTTCTGGATAAAAATATCTTGTGTAATGGAATTGTTTAGTTTTAGAATTAACTTCAATTAAAAAACCATCGCCTTCAACTTTCGATATAATATCGTTAAAACCATTTACTTTTAAAGATAGATATGTAGCATAAAAATCCTCTTGGTTAAAAAAGACGTTTTCTTTTAATAAAATAGATAATTGTTCGGCGTCACCGCCATATAAGCATAATAGGCGAGAGCCGATATCTGACCTTTGACACGAACCACAACCATCGGATAAACGAACATCGCCAGGAAACGCTATTGCATAATCCTGGCAAGGCTCATATCCCGATTTCCCATAGAAATAGGCATCGGAGTACATTTTTCCCCTTTTAGAATGTTAAGGCTTTGCTAGCCGTTCCAGAACCCAATGCCTTGGATTGAGAAGAGACGGACTTACTAATAAAACTGGCCAATTTTGCCAAGTTTTTACTATTAGCATTTCCAGCATCAACAATCTGTGTAAATTTCCCATCAATTTGAAATTTATTAAGTTGGTCTGAACAATGAGAATCTGTAACATTAACTTTAACTAAAATGCTTATAGCACTTTCAACAATTTCCCCTTTAGTCAAATTTTCCTGTTTAACTCCTACATCTTTAGCCGAATAAGTTGAGCCGTCAAAATCAACCCCGTCCGTAATACAAACATGAATAACATTAACTAAATAATCGTCGTCAGTTAATTTTTTGCCACTATCAGCTAAAGCATCTAAACAATCCACGTTACTATCATATAAAGAAGTGGTTCGAATTCCATTATATGAATTATAAAAATTGTTGTAATCGTCAAGGTTAATTTCGCTTAATAACTTAAAACCATGATGTTCGACACTCGTTTTACCAAACTTAACAATTCTTAATAATAGATTGTCTGCTCTTGGAGATAATTTACAAGCGTCGACCATTTGTTTTAAACAATCTTCTAATTCTTGTTTAAAACTTTGAACACTACCGGATACATCAACGGTAATACTTACTAATGTATATTCCGCGCTCGTTAATTTATCTTTCGGAGTCATTGTATAAACATAATTTGACCCCGGAAGACTTAAATTTTCCATATTATCAGAAATCTTAGGCATTTTGTTTTTCCTTTATTACAAGATTATAGAAATTATACTCGCTATCAATTAATTCATTTTTTTCATTTTTTTTCATAACAACTAAGCAATCACAATGATTTCCAAACTGCTCGTCTTTTAACAATAACACTAAACATTTTCCATTTGTTTCATCTAATTTTAAACCTTTATATTTCCTACCACACGGTTCAACCCAACTAACTTCTTCCGCATCAAAAGTTAAAGTTACTTGTTGGATAATAGGAGGGGTTTTAATTTTAATGTTTTTGAACATTTTTAGCATCCTCTTTTAATAATCCTTTTATTTTTTCTTTCAAGTTCAAAATTTTATTCGTTTGATTTAGTAATTTATCTCTAATTTTTTCCAACTTAAATTGGACTTTTGCTATCTACAATTTCTATTCCGTGTTGTTTGCAAAAACTCCATAATTCATCTTGCAAATTTTCAAATCCTGAAACTGGAGACATACAATCCTTTACAAGACGAAGTTTTTTAGCATATGTCGGGTCGCTAAAATTATTTACAATATCAACAACGGTGTTTTTAACACAATGGCTACTAGCTTGGCCGGTTACTAAAACAATATCGGATTCCTCAAGATTTTGAATAAATCGCGTATTAAGTTGCGTAGTAATATCATTTGGGCATGGAACGTCGGCAACTACCGCTGAATAATGTTCAGTCAAAATGTTTGAGCCTTTTGTAACGAAATTTGGATAAGCAAAATATTTTTCACACCATTTTTGTACAGAATCATAAACCGGTTTAAATAAACAATGACCGGGACTACCAATTAAACAATGTGGTGGCCAAATACATAAAACATAACGATTATTTTTTTGTAATGTTTCAACGTAATTAAGCCCCCATTTATAAAGACTTGGCTTCGTTGTTGTCCAAACGCCATTTTTAACATCGTCAACAGTAATTAAAGTAAATGGCTTCGGATGTTCGCCTTTCGAATTTTTCCAAAAAATAGGATGAGCGATATGGATAAATTCATGACTATCGAGTGTTAAATCAATATCTTCAACTTTGTCCCCAATCTTATCTAACATATAAGCAAATCGTTCAGAATCTTTTTCTGCACCCGTAACATAAAGATTTCCTTTTGGGTCGCAAAAATCAACTTGCGAATCAATATTTACAATTCGTACTACTTTCATTATTTAATCTCCTGTTAAATGTACTAATTAAATTTCCAGTTATACTTCAAACAACTTTCAGCAAAATCTTTTAAAGTTTCAAAATAATATAAAGAAGCGGTTCCGCTTATAATTTTAGGTAATAATTCATCAATATTTTGACTTGAAGAATTAATATTACCCCAATTATTTTTTCCGAGTTCAACACAATAAAAAGGATATTCTATAAAACTTTTTATAACTAAAATCGAAACCATGTTATTATAAACAGAAACATATAATCCTCTTGAAGAAAAACCATTAAATTCCTTTTTAATAATTTCTGTATTTAGCAACGATTTTACAATTTCAACCATTTTTAATCCCTGTTTAATACTTTTCAAAGTTAAAATTCGTCTTACCATCGTATGTAATTCTACCACAGGACCAGGAATTGTCAAACCGTTAACACATTTTTCTGGGGCAATCGTCATATAATATTTATTTTCATATTCATCCGCAGATAACGAATAATAATCAAGTAGTTTAACAATATATTTGGCGAGCCCGCCTAATTTTAAATAGATTCTCTAAACCCTTCATAAATCTTAATTCCTTTTTCTTTCAATACTTTTTTCGTATTATTTAAACTATCTAACATCCCAACTATTGTTTGATATGGAACTCCATGGGTATTTTTTTGAGAACAATAAAAAGCATTATCTTTCCAAGCTGTATCGGGCTCAATGTATTTTACGTTAAACCCATTTTTAATTGCCTCATCATAATAAAATTGAGAATCTCTAATTTTAACATTTGTATTATCAACAATAACACAAACATTTTCTGAATTATCATTTATTCCATTTTGAAATTTTTGTTTACATGAACCGTGAGCGTTTCCTAGTTTATTTCTATCAAATCTATATTCCCCGACAGCGTTTGCTTTGAAATAATCGTCGGCAGAGCACCAATAAACAGGGAATTGTAATTGGCGATAATAATTAACAATTTCTTGGGTAAGTGTTGATTTACCAGAACCCGGAATTCCCATGATTATATAAACAATTTTCATAAATTTCTACTTATTAAGAATTCTTTGAATTTCGTTCACCCAAATTTTACAACGCTCATCGTCTTGGTAATAAAGACTTAAAGATATAATTACTTCAAGTAACGGACGAGTTAATGATTGAAGTCCATTTGTATCAAGCCAATCCCATAAAACATAAATTTTCCCCGTATTTCGAAGATGATTAAGAAATACTACGAAATTAATACGAGCTAATTCTGGACATTTTCGAAGATTATTTAAAATTTCCTCCATTTTAATTTTCCCGTTTAATGTATCTGTAAAAAGAATCCCGCAACATTTTTTCCACTTCCGCTCCGACCCACATAAACATTTTGAATTACGGCGGGCACTTTCATTTTTACGGAAAGGTTTTTGTTTTACGATAGTTTCCATTTAATATTCCTCAATAAATTTGTTTAATTTTTTAATTACTTCTTTATATTTTCCAGTACAACTAAAAATAATATAACGATTACGTACGTTATCACCGAATATATGGATTGCTCCATAATATCGACCATAGCCTAAATAACTAAACATAATACCTGGACGACATAAATCAGCGATGAATTTATTTGAAAGATTTTTTAATAATTCTTCCTCGCTAGATTTACCAAATAAGTATTTAAACATCTTATTTCTTTCTAAAATCATACACAATTAAAAACACAATTAAAAAAATAGTATAAATCCAATTAGATAAACAAGAATTGAAACTGAAACAACCATTCTATTCTCCTAAACTTAAGGCTCAAACAACAACTAAATTTTCCCGTTTATATTTTTTTAAGTTTTCCGGATTCATTTAATTCCTTAATATGTTTTTCGAGTTTTTTAATATCTGATAAATCCATATTCTCGACATTTTGAAAACTAATACTTGTTAATATAATATCTTTATTGTCTATTGAACAACTTGAGTATATATTATAATTCTCCATTTTCTAATTCCTATATACGATTATTTTCAATCATTTTTATCCCTTTTTAATTAACTTAATAATAGAATCTTCCCAATTTTCTAATAATTCTTTTGGGTGAACATTTTTATCGTATGCGCCAAATAACATATTAAACAGAGGAATTTTATTGTGTTTTTGATACTTGGCGATTTCTTTTTTAGACGAACATTTTTTAACGTCTTCCCACAAAAAATAAACGTTTTCTAACAAATTATTAATTTTCCCGTTAATCTCTTTAATATAATCTTTACGCTCTGGAAAATAAACGTAAAGTTCATCGCATCCTTCTCGAAGAATAAATGGTACAAGTTGATTAAGATGAAATAAACTTCCGTTGTTTTTAAGGGCGTGTAATTGTAAATAAGATTTTGTTTTTATCTTAAGTCGAATTTCGCCGTCATTTACAACAACCCCCTCAAATGTTGAATCTTCCTTTTCTTTTTCTTTTAAAAATTCAAATAAAGATGCTTGTGAGTTAAATTCATATTTAACAGGAGATTGTAAGTTAGGAATTACTACGGGAACTTCTTCATTACTAAGTAAACTAAATGTTGTTAAATGAAATAATTGAGGAGTCGGATAATCTCGCACCACTTTATTATAACGCGAACACAATTCTAATACATAACAAAGATTACAATTCAAATCGTCTAAATTAACATTTTCCCGTTTAAGTATTTCGAAAACCAGTTGTGACCACGTTTGGTCAAAATCCGGAGTGATTAAACCATCCCCGTATGAATTTCGGGTGTTTACTCGCCATTGGCTATTCCAATAATAGCATAAAATAAGTGACCCATCGACTTTTTCGTAAGTTTCAAATTTTGTCCAGTTGAAATTAGAATCAGACGGATTTTCCCCAATATTAAAAAACCGATTGAATGGTTTGGCTATAACATTAAAGGATTCGGAATTTAAAACGAGTCCGCGACATTCACAAATAATCGGATGGAAACGTTGCTTATAAGAATCAATTTGGTGATAATTAAGAATTATTCGATTATCAGACAAATTTTTATTTACAACAATTCCAAACTTATCAGTTAGTTCTTGAAAATTACCATTATTCTGAATTAAAAATCTTTGAACTTCTAACATTTAATTTTACTCTTCACTCTCTATATTTTTTTTAACCACTTTTTTATTATCAATTCTTTCTTTTTTATGAGTCAAATCTTTTGTAAATCGTCCTGGTTTAGAGCATTCTTTTCCAGGGCCAAAAGCTCTACGCCCCCAATATTCATATCCACAACCTTTACTACCTTTATTTGTTCTACTCATAAATTATTTCTCCTTCATCTTCATAACAATATCATTAATAACAGAAAGTTCATTTTGATTTACTTTTTTGTTTTTATTAACGTTTTCTAAAATATTATACATAGAAGATGATAAAGAAATTAATTTTGCTATTTTTATTTGTAATTTTTCCATATATATTATTTTCTATCTGAATATTTCCCAATCATGCCTAATTCCTTAATACAGTATACCATAAAAAAAGGCCGAGTCAAGCGACCCGGCCCAAACCACGAAAAAATTTTTCTTAATTATTTCTTTTTACAAACACAGTCAACGCATTTTTTATTGCATTCGCAATTTTCGCATTTGCAACATTCGCAGACACATTGGCGACAAACCTTACCATCCATTAAATTTTGAACGAAAACGCAATTTTTTTGAGAAAGAACACCAACAAAAAAAGAACCAATTATTAATAAAATTACAGTTGCTACTTTATACATTTTATCCTCCAATGTTATAAGATTGTGGTAGACTTCCACCATTTTTTAAATAAGTTGTAAAATTCACTTGTCCGCTTGGTTCGGGTTTCGGAAATTGGGTGTGATGCCCATTAACTAAACACTCGGTTCCAGTTGGGAAAGAATAAAATCCCGTAGCTTGATTGTAATCAATATTCACATTGTCCCAAGCGTAAATTCTAAATCTTCCTTGTGTGGTGCCAGAACCGATGGTTAAAATATTTCCTGAAATTGACGAAATTCTACCAAAATTTGTATCCATCCCTATTTTCGCACGGACTTTTCCTAATTGGTCGGAACTTTTAGCAATTTTTCTAACATCTATAAATGGATTCATATTACCCCTTATTATTATTATTAAAATTTATTTCGTCTATTAATATAATACACCAGAAATATTTAAATAAAATAAATGGTGTATACTTCTATGGAGGTATCTAATATGGAAAATCATTATAATATTGAAGAAATAAAATTTATTAAAGAATTTTATCCAATTTTTGGAGCCAAATATTGCTCAAATTATTTAAACAGGGATGTTAGGTCTATAAGAAATTTCGCGTTTAGAATAAAATTAAAAAATATTAAATATTTACATAGAAAATATGAAAAACCTGCCGAATTTAGAAAAGTAAATCAAAACGGATTTATTAATGTTGAAACAAAATATCATGCTTATATACTCGGTTTGTTATGGGGCGACGGTTGTATAAGAAATGGTACTAATACTATTTTTTGTGGGAATATTTTAAAAGATGCTAAATATTTAATACCAATTTTTAATAATACAGGAAAATGGAATATTAAAACTTATCATAACAAAAAGAAAAATGAACAGCCATTTACAAGATTTACTACTTCTAATAAACCTTTATATGATTTTTTATTCTCTTTAGACTATTATAATAAAAGTTGTGCTTCTCATGAAAAAATAATTGAATATATTCCTAATCATTTTAAAAATTATTGGTTACGAGGTTATATAGACGCTGATGGTTGTTTTACAACAAGTATTAATAAAAACAAATCTATTAATCGGTCTTTTAGTTTAACTTCAACTACAGAACAAAAATGGAATTACCTAATAAATTTTTTTAAAAATATTAATATTCCTTGTAGAATAGAATATCGTAAAAAAGGAGGTTCAACTTTAAAAATAACTAAGAGAACGTCGTTTTTAATTTTAAACAAATATTTATATTCAGAAAATTGGGATAATATAGGTTTAAAAAGAAAATATGATAAACTACAAGAAATATTAAATAGTTACAAGTAATTATTTATTAACTATTTCGACAAAGGTTATTTTTAATAGTCCGATTATTTAAATATTCTTTTGGAATACTAATTACAAAACTTATCGGTTTAATAGTTTCTTTTCGTTCTGTATCATACTTATCGACAAAGTTTACAATTTTAGAATTTCTTCCATAATTTATGCCGCAAATTTGAACGCAATCTGTTATAACAACGTCGTTAGAATATTCAGATTTTACTAATTTTTTAATTGCTCTTGCAATTGCACAATTTTCACAATCGCGAGGGACTCCTTCTTTAATGTCCCGACTTGTCACATTTACTTTTACTCTCATAACTGAATCCTTTGTTTAATATAAAACTAATTCTCTAAAAACATGTGAACCTTCAGGAACGCCCCGAAGCGTTTTAGAAATATCAATTCTTTTTCCTTGTCTAAAATAATTATTTAATTCTTCTGCCGGATAATAAAATTTTGAAACATTATTGGAATATGGCGGCAGTTGTTGGTTATAGATTAAATTAACGGTGGCGCTCGTGATGCCGGACGACAAATAATTTTTATCAATAAACATCCAATCCTTTCTACGCGAATTTTGAACAAGATTACTTTCCCATTCTCTTAAATTTTTAAATGGAGTTTCCTTACACATTTTTAATAATTCTTTACTTCTATAAATATGCCCATCCATAGAAATTTGATAAAATAAATTAGATGTTAAAGGTTTATCATTACAATTAAATTCATAAAATTGTTCGTGATTAAAAAATTCTACGCCTTCATGGTATTCATGGAAATCCAAACTTTTTGATTTTGTCAACGGGTCTTGAATTTTGCAATTTTCCCCAACTCTTAACGAATAAGTTAAAACATGCTGATTATTTCTTAAAAATTCAAAAATATTATTAAAATTAACATTATCTCTCCAAAAAACAGTATCGTCTGTCATACATAACGTACAATAAGAATAAGTTTCTTCTAATATATCAATTAAATTATTTCTAAAATCGTTTTCTTTAACAACTTCTAATGAATAACAAGTATTATTGAAATTCTCACCTAAACATAAATTAAAATCTTTTTGATAAGATTCGTCATTTCTTTCTAAAAAAACGAACTTGATAGATATATTATTAAAACCGACAGCTTTAATTGTTGATTTTATACAAGCATCTAATTGAAGTGGTCGATTTCTAGTTGGAATAAATATTGTTAAATCTGGCATTAATTACCTTTTTAATAATAATTTTTCAAGAACGGATATTTTTCAAACGGAACAAATTCTTTGTATTCTTCTTTATAAAATACTTCCGGAAGTTTAAATTTAAATGGTCCAAAATTAGTTTTTGCTTTTCGCCAAGGTTTAACAGGAGATTCAAAATGTAGCACAGACGGGATATTTTTTTCAATCTTAATTAAAATAGAATGTTTATCCCAATTATTAATACACGAATTTGTTTTTAATGAGTAGTGCATTTCCTCTAGGAAATTTCCATTAACTCGTGTAACATTCCTTCGAAAAATTCTTCCCATATCATGTTTTAGTCTAACATTTAAACCGTCCGCTGTCAAGTCAACAAAGGGAGGAAAAACCGCAATAAATTCTTCTCTATTTAAATTTTTATGAATTAGTTCTGAAAGACCTTTTGCTAAATCTTCATAATAAATTTCATCGCCATCCAACAACCATATAAAATCCCCTGTTGATTCTTCGTGCATAGTGCGGCGAAGGTTCCCAAGGGCTATTTTAGACTCTTCTGGGACCGATTTCGTTATGCCATGGCCATCTCGATATTCCCATCCTTGCGCATTCGGAATCTCAACACGATTTAAATTAACTTTCTCAGGATATTTATTCTTAATTTTTTGTAAGTTTTCATAAGTCCCATCCGTACTCCCGGTATCATAAATTAAAACGTTATCAACATAATTAATAATAGACAATAGGCCTAAACAACAAAAAGGTTCGTCGCGAACCATCATATTAATAGTTGAAGTTGGTTTATCTTGCATATAAAATACCTAAATTAAAACCTAAAACAAATGTAATAAATAACAAAAATACAAAAGCTATAAAATCTGCGTCTGGATTATTATACTTTATTTTAATATCTAAATTTTTGAAATCTTCGTCAATTTTATATTTTTCATCTTTTGTATTATTCTGATAATTCTGGTATTTCGGCAGGTTTAAGAAGGACCGCCCCAACCGGCGAACTCCAGTCTTCAAATTCATATATTTTAAATTTTTTACTCGGTTTAATTTTTTCATAAAAATATTCTGAACATTCTAAATTTGAAGGAACATCGTCAATTAAAATATACCCATCATCAGATAATAAATTTAATGATAATTGTAAATCTTTCTCAAATGATTCTTTTGTGTGATTTCCATCAATAAAAATAAAATCAAAAGTATCAATAGATTTAGCTTTTCGTAAAGCCGCCCAATAAATTAATTCATTAATATAGCGGGAATTTTCAGAATATTGTGTTTCTTTTGGGTCTAAATCAGAATGGTGTTTAATTAATTCTTCGAAAGGAATGTGGCTTTTTACAATAACTTGTTTAACATTTTTACTTTCGAGTTTATTATAAGTTTTAACATCGCCGGTCACTAAATAACCGTCTGGACAGTGTTCTCTAAAATACGTTTCAAAAACTTCGGTAGTTCCCCCAATATGAGTTCCAATCTCTAAACATGCTTTCGGTTTTAATTGAACAAGACAAGAGTATAGAGCATCTTTATAATCTTTTAAACAAGACATTCCGAATTTATTTTGTTTTTTAATCATCTTTTAATAATTTCATTAAATCTAATAAAGTAAGTCTACTATTTATTTTTAATTTCCCGTTAATTATTGTAATTTCGCCAAATTCGTTTACATAAATTTGACCGTTACAACCGTACCAGCCATCTTCTCCAAAAATCGGAGAGCGTTTAAATCCCAAATTTTCAAGACCTGCTTCGGTTAAATTCATCCCCAAACTCCAAAATATCTCAATACAATTAAAGTAATAAAAAATAAACTCCAAAACATGGTTCCTAAAAAAGGCAAAGTTTTTGAATTCGAATCCATTAATTCTACATCACAACTATCTTCTTGTTTTCGATTTTGTTTGTTAGCGAATACTAATTTGGGTATTAAAGCTTCATAAAGAATTCGTCGGTTATTTTTATCATTTAACAATGGATTATCATAAGAATTTAACAATTTTTTTAATGCGTTCCTTCGTCCATAAGCTTTATTTGGATTATCTTTTGGATGACAATACGAAGTGTCAAAATAATAATCAATTCCATTATGAATTTCTACAATTGTTTCGGTTGGTTTATTGCCATTATATTTATATTCTGTTCGGAGTTCAACTTTAACCACATCACCATTTTCATTATATAAATCTACAAACATATTATTCTACTCCTAATTGTTGAAGAAATTTTAGTTTTTGTTCGTCGGTCAAGTCAAAATCTAAATGGTCATCTTCTGAAAAGTAAACGGTAAATTGATTGAAATCGTTGCCATATTTAAGAATTTTTCTACTTCCTTCAAGAATACACGTAACATTATCTAAATTAATTATTTTCCCGTCTAATTTAATAAATTTCATATTTATCCCTTTAATATTTTTAATCTAAATTTTGTCTTTTTTATTTTTGAATTTTCCCATTATTAAACCATTCTATAATTTCCTGTTTAACTTGTCCATTTGATTCCGTCGCCCAATAATAACCGTTTGATTCCGGAATAGGATTTTCATTCCAACCAAATTTTTTATAATAATCATATTTCTTATCAAGAAGTCTTCCGCGATGGCTACTATGAAGTTTTGGATAACCTAACCATATAGGATAACGTAAATTTTCAAGATTAACAGGAAGTTTAGTATATTTTTTGACACGAACGCCACGTTTAATAGATTCGTTAAGCATCACATTAAAATAATATTTGAGACATTCGATATTCTCCCGCCACATTTTACATGCCGGATGATTATACCATACCCCACCACCTTTTTCTAAAACGCTGATTAATTGGGCGGTTTCTACAGTTTGTTTCCATTGCCGTTTCTTATCCAAGATGTTCGCACATTCGTTAAAATTGTCTGATGGCAAAAAGGTTTGCATACTTTAGTCTACTATTGAAATGGGCTTTTGTCAAGTGAATCGGGCTCTTTACTTTGCTTTTTTTCTCTTTCTAAATATCTAAGTTCTCGTATTGAAATATGATTTTTTTCTTGAATAAAATCCTGTTCTTCTTCCCACCATTTAGCTAAATATTCTCCAACTTTTTCATATCCTCTTTTTTCTTCTTCTCTAATTAAATCTTCACAAAAAATTACTGTGGCGTATCGATAATTCATAAAATATTTTGTTTGGCCCAAAGGAACATCAATATTTAACCTAGGTTTAACTTCTGATAACCAATAATAAGTATTAAAACCTTCTTTTTCTCCTATCCAAGGAACATAATTTATATTTTTCAGTTGTTTCTCTTTAAATTCTTTTGCTACTTTTGACCAATAGTCAACATCTAAATCTTTAAATCTATACCAAATTTCCGCATCATTTTTATTAAGTTGAATAGCAGGATAATAATAATTAAAATTTTGCCGAACATGTTTAGTATAATATTCGCGGGTTTTGAAATCCGAATTTCCACAATTACTAACAATAAAAACCGTCAATAATAATTCAAACATTAAATCTCCTGTTTAACATAATCTAACCAATCTTTATCTTTTCCGGGATTTGTATCAAAAATACATAATTCAATTTCTTCTGTTTTATCATTCCACTTTTTAATAAATTTATAATTCTTATCAGTGCTTTTATCATGAATTTCACCTTGTAATGCACCCAGCCAAATTTCATCTACATCATATTGACATGCAGCTAATGTGGATAATACAGCATTTCTACCAGGTATTATAATATTTCCTGATAAAGAACCTTCTTTACTAATTAACTCATTGTCAGAAGTTAGCCAATCTACATTTTTGACTATTACATCAACGTTGGATAATTCAATTGATTTTAATTCTTTGAAATTGTATTCCTGACCTATATTATAATATATACAAATTGGTTCACCATGACGTTCTGAATTTGGATATAAAGTTTTAAAATATTTATACATCAAAACACTATCCAGCCCACCACTATATAGTATTGCTATTTTTTTCATATAATTATTTTTTTAATTTCAGACCAATCATTATATACATCTATTTGACTTAAATATTTGTTTCTGTATAAACTAGTTCTTATTATAAATTGTAGTGATCCAAACATATGCGCAGCATAATTAGCATTGAATATATTATCTTCAAAAATAGCTAAAGGAGGATATTGATCTATTATTAAAGCTTTATCTGCATTTAATTCTAATAATTCTAATTTAAAATCAAAATCAAAATTATTTTTTAATAATGATATTCGATTGAATCTTATCTTTTCTGTTAATCCACATGATGACACAAAAATGATATTATTATTTAAACTTAAATATGTTAAAACGTCTATACATTTAGGTCTAATTGGAATTGTTATATATTCATCAGATTCAAAAAATTCTAATAAATAATCCCATAAATTTAATTCTGAATATGATTTGTCTATATCATATAATTTAGAACCATTATAATAATATTGTTGTCTTAACCATTTATCAAAATAATATGTAGTATCAATTATCGTATCATCAATATCAACAATAATATTATTCATATATCTTTTTTGCTACTAAATCAACATATTTTCTTTTAATTACATCTTGTCCATTCATAGTATCATTAACCATGATAAATATTTGCATAGATGCTGTATCGAGATAAATTAAATTACCATTAATTACACTTTTATCAATGATAACATTATCCATCCTTTCTGGAATATTATATTTAACTTCTTCAGATTTTCTATTGAGTGTGCGATATTTAGCTCCAATAACTACTATTAAAGCTAATAGTAAAAATGGAAAATAATCATTAAAAAATTGTCTTAGTGAATTCATTTCAATAATTTTATAAAATCATAAAATTCCTGACGTGCTGCATTATTATCCATAAATGCGCCAGATAATTTACTAGTTAACATTTTCGAGTTATGTTTCACGCCTCTTACACAAGAACATAAATGAGAACATTCAATTGCAACAGCAATACCCCCATTACCATCAATTATTTCATCCAAATAATTATGTATTTGTGTAGTTAAATTTTCTTGTACTTGTGGTCTTCTACTAAAAAATTCAACTACTCTATTTAATTTACTTAGTCCAACAATTCTACCATGTTTGGATGGTATATATGCAACATGCGCTTGGCCATAAAAAGATAAATGATGGTGCGCACACATTGATTGTACAGTAATATCACCATTGAAGACAATACCAGTATATCCATCTGTATTTTCAAAGGTAGTTATATTTGGTGCTGGATTATATAATCCTTCAAATAAATCATTAACAAATGATTTTGCTACTCGTTTCGGTGTATCTTTAGTATGTGGATCCTTTTCCCAATCCTTCAACCCTAGCTCACTTAAAAAAGTTCCATAAGCTTTTGCTGCTTGATTAATTATTACTTGTTTATCAGTTTCTGATAAATCATTTGGATTAAAGCTTAAATATTTAGGATGTTGTAATTCTGTCATTAATTATTCTATTTATGTTTAATATAAAATAAATAGTTCAAATAACCAAATTTTAAACATAAAATAATTTTGAATTTAAAAGATTATTTGAAAAATTTATGATATTTTCTATAGTTTCTCGTTTATATCGATAGTAATCTTGTCCATCTTTTCCATTTTTTCGTAGAATTAATCTTGAGATAATTCGTTGGCGTAAGATATTTGAGTCAATAATAGTCGGTTGCCAATCATTGATTAATTCAGTTGGCGCATCATTTAAAATATCAACTAAATTAGTACCTGGTTTAAAATCACGCCTAATCATTTCATAATTTACTTCTAATAATCTTTTATTTAGATATAGTAATTTATCTTTGAAAAAATTGATATGGCCTTTACCTAAACTTAATTGTAATGGAATTTCAGATTTAATTTTAAAATCATTTTTTCTTAACCCACCTGTAATTACAGTAATTTCAACTGATTCAGCTATGAGATGTTGATCTGCTAAATATTTAGGATTCACTCCTACATTTACCCTTGCCATAAAATTTCAAATTTTAATTAAAGGTAAATAATTTATTTCAAGTAACCAAATATATTCAAAGAAAACCCACCAAGTGTGCATTATGAAGAGGCATGGTGGGTGTATTTTTATTTAATATTAGATGTTACATTATTAACTGTTCTTACAAATAATTTATGTGTATTTACAGCTGAGAAATTAATATCTGGTTGATCAATAGTCTTCTTAAATTTCTTATACAATGATTCCAAATCTTTTTTAACTAAATTAGTTACAAATTTATTAACCATTTCCTGATCATCTTCCTTGACTAAGTTAAGATTAGATTTATTTTCATTTGTTGATTGTTTAGCTAAATTGGCTAATACAGCCACTGCTTTTGCTAATGTCCTATTATATCCTTTAATTCTTGATATTAAACGATTATATAAACGTTTAGCTTTACCCCATAAATCAGATAAAAATGATTCATTAACTTTATCTGGGTTTGTATTATCAATACTATACTTTAACTTAGTTACAGTATCACCAGCAGTTGCACTAATAGCATCATTTAATACATTTCGAGTTGCTTCATTTACTTTTGTTAATGCCAATTCAAATGCATCTTTGTATTTTTTTGAAGTGCCTTTATTAACATTATATGGTGTATTAATTTTAACTATATAATTTTCAGTTTTTAATATAAAATCTTTTGTATTACTAACCTCAATAAGATATTTAGTTAATTCATCATCTAGTGGCTTTGCAATCTTTTGTAAATTTTTTAGTTCAGCTTCTAATTTTTTTATCTGATCAGATAAATTACCAAACTCTTCAATTTTTTGTTGGAGTTTTTTATCCATTTATTTTATTTCCTTTTTTATAATTATATATACCATAAATATTCAAACCAATTATAATTGTACTTAAGATAGCATGACTCCAATTTGAAATTAAGTAATCATACAATATCCATAAACCATCACCAATAATCCACATTATCATTGCTAAAGATGATTTCTTTAGTGAATTTACATAAAAACCAGCTAATACTAATAGTGTAGCAAACCAACCTAATACTGTAATCATATCTTAAGAATTATAATAATCTTTAATTGCTTGTGAAGACCATTGACGTAATTGGGTATTAGTCAACTTGGGTTTATCTTTATTTTCTTTGATCTTTACTTCTTGTTTTACTTCCAGTGTTTCAAGTGTATCTTCAATGATTGGTTTATTAACCTTTTCAGTTATATCTATTAACTCATTGTCACTCTTATTAACATTTTCATTAACATCATTTTTAAGTTGATCTTTAGTATTTACTTTAACTTTTGCCATCCTTTAAACTTTTTTAATTATAAATATATTTATCCTTCTAAAATTTCACGTTCCTTAGTAAGGTCACGATTTATTGCTCTTTTACTATCGAATTTATCCGGATATCTTTGTTTTAATTTTTCAATATTTGTCTGTAATATTTCAGTTAGGTCAAAATTATTATATTTACAGAACCCTGCGATATACCACATTAAATCCCCAATTTCTTCTTTAACATTAGTAATATCAATATCTTTACCGTATGCCAAATTCTTTTTATAAACGTCGATCAGTTCACCTACTTCCGTCATCATCCCCATTAACATATGTATTGACGTCATATCTTGATATGAATTATTTAATGGTGCATTAGTTTTGTTTGCATCTTCTATATATTGATTCAGTGAGTACTCATTATGATTTACGCACACAAATGGATCAGCAATGTCAATGGTTACATATGACTTAGTTTTTTCAAAATTATATTTATAATCAATCATTTTTTTTTGTTTTTAATTTAATTTTTTATTCTATAACTTCAAGCGCATTAGGAGGTATATTACTATATGTGCACACACCGTATATATCTTCGGAATACATAGATCTATAATTAGGATCTATGAAGAATTTTACTTCTTTTAGTTTTGATAAATCAATTCGTAAAATTTTTGTTGGAACTGTTGACCTTGTCCTTTCATTTCATAATTCTACTTTACTATTATTCATTTTTTTTTAATTTTCTTCCAATTAAATTTGTGTAATTCTATTTGCATGAATGATATTATATGTTATATTTTTTATTTATCAATTAATTCAATATCAACTAAATCAATATAATATAAAATCTAATAATTGTAATAATTAACTATAAATTTTATTCATTTGATTGATATTACACCAATCAAATCTTTCGGTTGAATTAACAACCAATGGCGTATTATAATCGCCCAAATGTTGTTTGTAAATATTAATTGCACCATTAACATCTCGATTTATATCATTACCACATTCACAAATATATTGTCTGTCGGATAAAGATAAATCATGATTAATGTCACCGCATTTACAACATGTTTTTGAAGTCCATGCTTCATTAACTTTTATTACTTGATTACCTTTAAGTTTACATTTGTATTCTAAAAGGTGAACAAAAGTTGCTAAATTCCAATTATTTAACATCTGTCTGTTTAATTTTCGGAAGTTAGTTTTAATTGCTTTTTTGATATTAGTTAATTCGCCTAAGATTATTGTATAATCACTTAAATCTTTAGATGTTTTATGTAATATTAAATTGGTTTGGTTTTTCTTTTTATTTTGTACATACTTTATTTTTTTATTTAATTGTTTAAATTTATTACTATGCTTAACTTTTATATCTCGTTTAGATTTTAATTCATCTATTCGTTTATCATGATATTTTTGATTTTTACTAAGATATTTTGAATTATATACTATACCAGTATCTGTTTTTGGATTATAAGTAGTTAATAAATTCTTTTTGCCTAAATCAATACTAAGTATATTATCAGTTTTAAATGGTTTTAATTCTGTTTTTTTATATGTTATACTTGCGTAATATATATTTTCTTCTTTATATATTTTTAATTGTTTGATTTGACTTTTAGATTTATTTCTATTACAAATTAAATCTTCAATTGGTTTAATATAATTTAAATTAATATCTAATTTTCTGTAATTTGAATATGATATTCTTAAATTATTTCCTGATATTATAAAATCTTGTATAAATGATAATGTAAAGAAATATTTTTCACCTCTAAATCTTGGTGATTTAGCTGTATTATCTTTTTTGATTAATCTAAAAAATGATGAATAATTACTATGTAACGTTCTTAATACTTCTTTTTTTGAATCAAACGTCAAATATTCTGTAATATAATCTTTTAATTCAGATTGTTGTTTGTAATATGATATGAATTTTTTATTTAATTCATATTCATCTTTTAATTTACCTAAGAAATGATTATATAACTTTCTTGAATCATTAGACATTGAATCAATAATACCTTTTTGGATATCATTCAATTCTAATTTTATTTTGAAAGTTAATAACATATACTTCTTTATTTATTATAAATATATACTAAGTATTATAAACATTATGTTTATTGAATATTTTTATTTGTTTTATGAAACAATATTGTTTACTAATATTATTATTTAAACTAATCTTCTAGTATCAAATGCCATTATGTGCGGCCTTCCTGTAAAATTATATCCATTTTCCACACAAAAATTAATTACATCTGGATATGTTTTTATAAGTTTATCCCTACTATCTCCAGGCGGCATAATCCATATTTTATCTTTAGGTATATTATGTAATTTTATAAAATCCAAAACTTCATTCCATATTTCAGGTTGTGATAAAGGATTTACTACTGGTTTAATTTGAAAATCTAAATGTGAATTAATTAATTGTTGTATTGCAATTGGATTAGTTCTATTTTTTTCATGTTTATCAACTTCATTCTGTGTAACTTCCCGTCCCCATTCAGTTTTCAATCCTACTATTGGAGTAGTATTTGAAAATTTAGGACTAATAGAAACTAAATGAATTGGTTTATCTGTATGAATTTCTTGTGAACCCTCTGTTTCAATTGTCATTATTATACCACGCTCATGACAAAAATTACATAATGAATTAATTAATGCTGGATGCATGCTCGGGCCTCCGCCAGTTAACATCATTTCAGTAATATCAGGACGGTCATCATACATTTTAATAATATCATTAAAAGTGTATATACCTTTTTCAAGTTTCCATGAATTTCTCCAGCTATCACAAAAACCTCCTTCTTCTCCGAAAAAACACCTTAACTGACAACCTAATGTTCTTATTACAATTGTTGGGAGTCCTGCCCTGCTGCCCTCTCCTTGTATTGCTTCATAAAGTTCGTTTATACTAAGAACCTTATTATAATCTTCTATAACTTTCATAATTAAAATATTATATTAAATTCCGTTTTTTGCAATTTTTTATAAGCTTAATTAAATCTTTATACATTTTCTTTTTTGGAATATCTAATTTTAATTTTTTAATATCAGACATGATATCCTTCTTCTTTATCTTATCAATTGATAAAAAATATTCAATATTGTCCCAATTAATATTAAAATCACCCTTTGTGTGAAAATTACATTCAAAAAAACCAGAAGACTTAGTGGGATTAGTAGGAACCTCGAAAAATTTATCTGTAAAAATCGTTAGTGTCCAATAATTGGACATTACTTGAATTGTGTTACTAATTCTTTTCATAATAAGAAAATATTTTATTGTTATTAATAATTTATTATTTAATTAAAATATGACATTTAATATCTGCGGAATCCATTTGTGATTCAATTAAACTTTTAAACCAGAATAAATCATTAATTATATCTTCCGATGGTATTGCACATAATGATATAACTCCTAACTCATCTAATTTATTTAATTCTTCATAACCTTGTTGTGTAATTGGTACAAAGGTGGTATTTTTCCATTCATTTAATATTTCTGATTTCATTTCTAAAGCATTATAATCCAAAACATCAGATGTCAACAAAAATGACATTTGAAATGGTTTAATTACTGTGCCATTAGAAATTAAAATTGGAAAGTTTTCTATAAAAAAGTTATTCATGATTATTTACTCTTTGGTTTTGTTTCTTCTTTCTTCTTATCTATTTTATTAAATGTAGGCAGTTCATTATTTAATGGTTCTATTGTTTCAGTATTAGTAAGTAACTCAGATTTTTTATATGCTACATTACCAGTAGGTAACAGTTCCTTTATCGGTTTTACCTCTTCAATAGGGTCAACTTTTTTAAATCCCATTATACCTAGATATAGCGGTTCTAACTTATACCCCTCTTCATATTTTGCAAAATATTTTTCTAAATCTTCTATAGAAGATACTTCAGCAATTAAGCGCTTTTCTATATACTTGGATTCACCAAATATTCTATGTGGGTCTAAATCATGCAATGGATTAAATTTTGATTTATTATCTTCACTATAACCAAAATAGAACTCATTGGTACTTAAATTACGTGTTCTATACAAATACATTTTTTTTCCTTATTTTAAATTAAAAAATTGAATTATTTTCGTCATTAGATCTCAATTCTGATAAACGTTTCTTTAGAAGTTGTTTATCATAATCACTATCAGATTTCATATTCCTTGTGGTTTCCATTCCTTGTTCAGTATTAGGTTCATATATATTTATTAACGCTTTTGATGTATCCATGTGCATTGGAAATGTAACACCATCTACACCAATTCTATTTTTAATAATATGTAACCTTGCCGTGTTACTTATTTTATCTTGAGCTTTTCTATTTATTGAAGCCGCAAAATCTACGGGAAATAGTTTGGCAAATGCTCCTGCCATTCCATCTCCTTCAATTTGTTGACCTTGAGTTGATGCTTTATTAGCTTGTGATACTGTATATAATGGTACATCTTCCTCTATTGCCCAACCTCTTAACTCTTCATATAATACTTCCAATGCGTCATGTTTCTCATAACCTTTAATTTCATATTTCAACAAATCTCCATAATCTAATAATATTAAATCCGGATTAATATTCAATGCTTTTAATTTATTAAAATGAGCTTTAAGCCCAATCAATGAAATTGATTTAGATGGAAATAATTTAATTATTAATTTACCTGATATATCTTTTAACTTTTTCTTAACTTCTTCCTTATATGTTGGTAGTTTATCTAATGATATACCTGATAACATGGCATCATACCTTAAACCAACGTATGATTCATTTAACTCTAAAGTATAATAAACAACTGTTTTTCCTTGCCTCAATGCTTCAGCACCTAATGCGCATAAAATAAATGATTTACCTCCGCCTGATCCAGCTATAAACACTCCTAATTCACCTCCAGCTAACCCACCTTTCATAATATTATTTAATACTGGCCAGGGGGTTGCTACTACATTTCTTGTTTTTTCTTCATATCTATCTTCAATGTTAGAAAAGTAATCCAATCCAATATCATTATTTAAACCAATCTTTAAAGCGTTATCAATTAATACCTTGATTTTATCATAATTACCTGATTTAACTAATGGTACTGATTCTAATATTGCTGATTTAATTTCTTGGTTCTTGCAAAACTCAATTGTTGTTTGTTTAATAAAATCTAAATCTGTAGACTCTAAATATCTAATTGATTCTTTTAATATTAATACTATCTCTTTCTTGAATACATCATCCGAAATTTTATCAATTTGAACCTTAAAAACATCTAATGTAGGTATTAAGTTATATTCATGAAAATATTCAAGTGTTTTTTCAAGTAAAAATTGTATGGCTTTACTATCAAAGTATTCCGGTTTAATTAAATCATATATAGAACCTAAAAAATTTTTATCAGATAATAAACAAGCAATTAGTTTAGTCTGAAATGTATGACCGTAATTGCTAATCTTTTGTTCCATTTAATGTATATATCTTTAATAAAAGCGTAATGAGTTATTTATAAATATTTAATTTTAAAAAGGTATCTCGTAACCAACCATCAATATTTTTAAATGAATCTTCTAATTTATTTCTTATTAACATATATTTAAATTTATTAACATTCAATGTAGTTATTGGTTGATTTAATATATCATCAATCCTTTGTTTAGCTTGTCCTGATATATTTACTTCACTTAATTGCATTAATTCATAATTTAAATTAATTTGATCTGTCGATTCTGATAGTGTTTTTATTAGTTTTTTCGGGTTCTTTTCTTTAAGTAATATATTTACCTTATCATATAAATTTTCCTTTGAAAATGGCATTGTAATTAACTCAGGGAATAATTTTAAAAGAGTCTTTAAGCCTGCGCCATTTACTCCTGGTATATTATCTGAACTATCACCGGTTAAAGCGCGGTATAATAGGTAATTCCTATTATCAATATTTAATTCACTTTTAATTAATTCAGGTGTATATAGCGTTTTCTTAGTTGGACTCCAAACCCTGACCTTCTCATTGACTAGTTGAAGAAAATCTCTATCAGTTGATATAATTGTTATCTTATTATCAGTATTTTCATAATATGAATTTACAATATATGATATAGTATCATCTGCTTCAATATTATCAATAATTACAATTGTAACCGGAAGTAAATCTAAAAATTTAGTTAGAATATTCCATTGTCTTTTTAATGAAACCTCTTCAGTTTCAGCAACTTCAATATCTTCAAACCTATTTAATGATTGCTTAGCTTTCCTATTACCTTTATAACCAGGATATTTTTTTCTTCTTCTGGCGGAACCACCTTTTCCATCAAATACTAATATACATCTAGTACTAGAAAATTGTCTAATATTAGAGCCAATAGACTTAAGGAATCCTACAATACCACCAATATGTTCGCCATTTTCATTTAAAACAGGTATTGCACTGAAAACTCTAATAAAGGTATTTAATGAATCAATTATTAAAACATTTTCATCTTTATCATTATTCTTAATTGATAATTTTAAATTCTGATATACTTCCTTAAGCCTATTACTCATGCAAAATTTTATTATTCTAATTCTCCAAGTTCAACGTCGTCAATACCGTAATCCTGATTAATTTTATACTCAGTAATAAATTTATCACAAATTAATTCATAAATCCATTGTCTTAATTCAGGGTTAATCTCCATCCAAGTTGCAAAGTCTTTAGATCTGAACTTAAGTTCATTATCTTCTATCTTCTTAACTTCACCAGTGGTTGGATTAATAATTTCAGAATTAAACTTAATTGCATTTTTTGTTTTACTTGAAATGTACTCGAGTGGCAATGTCCATGAAGTGCCGGATTTAACTAAATTATATGAATTTAAGAATGTTAACCAAGAACCATAATTATCAATGCCTGAATCAAAATATACATCATAGTCAATTGATTTCAGCGGAGGACCTAATCTATTCTTAGCTATAATCGCCCTAGTTTTTATACCAACAATTTGTTCAATACCATCAACTTTTAACTTAATTTGACCCATTGATTTCAACCTAATCCTAACTGATGCAGCAAATGGTAAAGCTTTACCACCTGATGTGGTAATCTGCTCCCCAAATCCTAAGCCACCTAACTTAGATCTTATCTGATTGGTAAATATTAATGTTATTCTTTGTCTTGATAACATTGTAGTTAACTTACGCATTGCTTTAGATAGTATAATTGCCTTAGCTGTATTCCAACCTTCTTTATCAAAATCGGCTTCCATTTCCAATTTAGTAGTTGCACCCATTACAGAATCAACTACTATAGTTACTGGTATATCTTTATCAGATGCTCTAGTTTTAGTTATTATTGATTCAATAGCTTCGAATATATCCTCCAAGGCATCTATTTGTAAATATATCATTTTATCAATATCTACACCTACTGCTTTAAAGTATTCTCTGCTTACAGCTGCTTCCGTATCTATGTAAATCCCTAAACCACCTTTTTTCTGAGTATTAGCCATTGCGTATGCAGCTAATAAACTTTTTCCACTTGCGCTGTCTCCAAAAATTTCTACTATACGTCCCTCGGGATGTCCAGAATTAGGCCTATTTCCAATAGCCAAATCCAACATATCAGAACCAGTAGAAATGAATTCTTTTACATCACTCATTACTCCAGTATCTGATAAGTAATGCGCGGTGATATTAGGGTTACTTTTAAATTGATTATTAAGTGTATAAATTAAAGAAGTGCTTAAAGCATCAACTGTACTTGAATCTAATGTCGGCTCTTCTTTTTTCTTTTTTGCCATTTCCTAAATTATTTAAACATGTCATCAAATGCAGCATCCAAATCATCAACAGCTGTTACTTTTGGTGTATCAACTTTAGTTGATGTCTTTCCAGTCATTTTTTCAACCTGTTTTTGATTTGGAGTTGGGATATCTTCTTGCAAATCATCTAAAAAATTATCAGATGATTTCTCATTTTTACTACTTCTGGTGGTCTTGGTGTTAGAACCTTCCTCTTCGGGCTCAACATCTGTTTCCAAATTATTAATATAATTCTCCCAATGTTTCTTCATCTCATCATATGTTGGTATTGTCCATAATTCTTCAATTGTAGGTTGATCATCTAACATTGCTAAGACCGTCTTATCAGTAGTAACTTTTGATGTAGTCCGTTTAGGTCTAATTGAAATTTCGTTAAAATGTTTACCATTGAATGTTTTATCCGATTTAGTTATATCTACTGTTAAATCTGTTCCGTCGCTTAGTGATGTAATATCCCCATAATCTGGATCATCCATTAATTTAAGTAACTCCTCATTAATGAATTTATTAATTCCCCAAAACTGAACACCTTTTTCTTCCTCACCTCTTACTAATACAGGTATATAAGTACGTATCTTAGGCATTAATTTAGTACCTGATATCCAATCTTCTTTACTACCTGAATTTTTTAATTCTTCTGCAATTTCAACAACGGGATCTGGGGCGTTTATTGTCATTGGGCTAATTATCGACGATCTTGCAAATGGTTTATAATAAATATAAACATCTATAAAAGGCCAATTTTTATCATGTGTATAAGGAACAATTCTAATAGAATATGTCCCAATTTGTGGTGTCCAAAACTTTTTAGAAGAGGACGTGGACTTATTCATACTATCTAGAGCAGTCCTAACTCTACTTAAATCTAATGCCATTTTAAAATTTTTTTTTTATTTAATTTTAATATAATATATTTAATTCTACTATCCAAATTTTATTGAAGAAAATTTGTAATTTCTTTTGTATTTACATTATATGAGTAAACTATTTCAATAGGAATTGTTATGATATCATAAGAATAAAATATTAGTTGATTATCATAATCAGCCCAATCAAACCTTTCTCCGTTACTTATTAAACCGTTATTGATATTTAAAAGTTTATGATTATAGCTATATTTATCAATATATGTATTATTAATTTTATACACTACATTTGTAAATTTTAAAATATTTGAATTAAATCCTGGTTTATATAATGAATAATAATAAAACTTATCAGGTGATGCACATATTAGTATATCTGGTTCTAATAATTCAATTTTAATTGGTATATAGTCAAGGAATAAATCTAAACTATTTTTATGTATTTTTGTTAAGAAATATTTATTATTCCACATTTAAATTCATCTCCATAATTTTCCTTTTAATTAGGTTTCCATTTACAAATAATTTCATTTGGTAGAAACTTGAAACAACATCTGATATCTTATTATCAATACATTTTATAATATTATAAAGTAATCTTGATTCCTTGATATATATATGATTATCAACAATAATTGCCCAATAATCAACTGAGTGTATTTTTGATAAGATCATTAAATTAATATATGTACAAATCTTCTTTGAAATATATTCAATATTTTTACCATTCAAAATATTAGTGTACAATTTTGAAATTGATTTTAACGGTTTATTAGTTGTTAACCTCGATAATGTTAAAAAATCATTTAGTTCTAATGTTGATTCAATTTCTTCAAGCGCTGATAAGACCATATTTAATGAATTCCTAGTTAATACGTTATTTAGTGGCTTATCAAGAAGTAATGCTGATATAATCATTAAATTATTAACAATTAACATTAAATCAGGAGGTAATGTACCAAAATCAACAGTTGATATCTTTTTATAGTTTTTCAATGAGATGTTTAATCCATTTACTATTACATCAGATGTAATATTATCCATAGCTACTCCGCCTTTAACTTGACCATCGTATACTATTGCAAACCATAACTCAGAATAATCTCCATTTGAAATACGTATTGTTTCACTTATATACTTAAATAATTTCAATTCAATATTATTAAACTTACGAGATGATGTCGTTATCTTTAAGTTTTGTTTATTGAATACTAAACTTAAAATACTTTGATAATCATCATCAGCACATATTTTAGTATATAAATTATGTAATCCATTAACAGTTTGTCCTAATACTATATAATTTTCAGTAACATGTTTTATAAAATTTGACAAATTATTAGCATCTACCATTTATTAAATTTTAATAGGTTCCATGTGGTTATAACTTTTTCCATACGTTGCTTTTGTTTTATAATTTTTATAATGTAAAATAGTTTTTATTTCTCCTAATATATTATGTCCATCATCTTTATTAATATCAAATAAAAATGAGTCATATGTATATAGTATTAATTTACTACTTTTATCTTTTAAATACTTCTGTAGCCTATTCAATGTAATTACATTAATTTCAGTTTCAGTTCCTTGAATTATGTAATTAAATAATTTATTTGAATTAATATCATTAAAATTATTTTTTCTCAGTTTTCTTTTTGATATTGGTAACTCAACAAATCCATTATCTAAAAATTGTTTCCACTTAAAATTCCTATATGTATTTACTTTCTTAATAAAATCTATATTTTTATACTTAGGTAATGTAATTCCATATATGGATTGAAATGTTATATTTTTGCTTTCTAGATACTCTTCCTCAGTTAATACACTTTTGTTAAAGTATTGTTGTCCTAAATAATAATGTATATTATCTGTATTGAATTTATAATTTATTAAATTAGCAATTAAGTTAACTTGAAATGAATTATAATCAAACTCAACTAACATTGAATTATCAGATGCTTTAATCATTAACCTAGAACCATCCTTTTTATTCAAAGCAGCTAAATTAATACCATTTGTTGAATTACTAGGCCGACCAGTTGTTGTGAAAATATTATAAGTTGTGTTTATATAAGGTATTTTTTTATTAAATATCTTTTCAACAATCAACTCATCTATTTTAATCTCATGTTCATTAAATCTATCGAATACTGGCAAAACACCATTATTATAAAATTCAAAAGATTTATCAATTTCAATATCATTTAATAGATATAAAAATTTATTCCTAATTTCAATGCATTCAACATATAAATGTACTAATGGTACTATATTATTTATATTTTTCCCCTTCTCATACCAGTTTTGATATATATGCACATAATGGTTAAAATTAATATCAATTTTATCATTAGTATATAACCACGAACATAAATCTATATCATATGTTTTAATACCAAAACTCCGTAGTAAATAACTATTATATGAGAATACCTTACCTCTTGGATTAATGTGCTTAATCCATGCAGTGCCATTGTATACTAAATCATTATGATTACAATTAATTATAAAATCACTCTTTTTGTCAACATCGTAAAAATATATAAAGCTAATTTTTGATTTAGTATAATGTACCTTTGAATCTGTTTTATATGGTATTAATATTAGATCTTCAAAATCATCCCATTTAACCTCTTCAGGTGAATAATATTGAAACATAATAATATTAATTATACTTAAAATTTAAATTAAAATTTTTATATAACCAAATAAAATATAAATTATTTCACAAATTGATTGAAACCAATAACATTAAAGTACTCAATTAATCCCGGAAAGTTAGATGAATATTTAATAATATTATCTTTATTAAGTGTTTGTGCGTATTGTCCAGTTATATTCCATTTAAATGTTATTGAATTCCATATTGATTTATTTAATCCATTATTATTGTTCCTTAAAGAATTATATTGTTCTGAATCTATTTCCATTACAGTCTGTCTTGGATTATTTCTCTTTTGAATGAAACATCTATATATAAATCCAGTTATGTAATCATTCTCAGTTGGATTGGGATAATATGATATTGGTACTGAATATTCAATGGTAGTTATATTATTTCTACTATTATATAATTTTACATCATCTGAGAAATTATTATTCTTTATTAGTAATAATTCTGAGTTATTACTCGGTATTGAATTAGTCCATATTTGTTCATTAGGTAACTTATGATATAAACCAATATAATCAGATAAATCATTATATTTAATAAATTCACCACCAGGTGTATATAATCCAGTGTTTATTTTATATAATGGATAATATGGTTCAACTTTAATTATTTTCATAAATACTGAGCCTCTTCAAGTAATTCTTGAATTCTGTAATCATTTAATGGCATTGGTATTCTAATCCTAAATCCAGGCGGAACCATTAATGTACCACCTGGTAAATTATTTACACGTTGTAAAATCCACCAAAATCTAGCATCACCATAGTAATTAAATGATAATAAATCAAGCCTATCAAGTTTTTTAGATATAATGTAAATATCACTTGTATTTAACTCAACATCTGGGTAGTAAATAGTACTATACCGCCTTTTCTTTTTACCGTACGGGTGTTTTATTATTTCGGAAATTTCCTCATATCTTTGTGCCATTATATTCCTTATTTAAACCATTGGTGGTGTAGACGAAGGGCCATATGATTTACCATTACTTGATCTACCATTACCTAAACCAGCACCTAGTGCGCCTAATGGTGTATATTCAGGTTTCTTCTCACCAATAATTTCTATTGTTATTGAGCAATTAATTACTACCGGTCTTGCTTTAATCCATGGTGTTTCATTATCAACCTGCCAAGTGCAATTAGATATATAACCAATATCTGATAAGAAATTACCTATTTTTATTTTTGTAAAAACTCCATTGTATCCTAAACCTGATTTGTATACTGGTTTTGTCATATTTGACACTGCATTTAATGCTTCTATCCAAACATCATATTCATCATTTGACAACATCACTGTCATAAAATCAACACTCACTGTTCTTCCAAATTGTGAGTACATTACTTTAGGACTACCATGACCCATATCTGTAAATGTATTCCACTGTGGACTATATGAATCAGTTATATTAGTAATATGTGCTCTGAAGTTAATGCTAGTACCACCATTTTGTCTGGGTAAGTATGGTATGAAATGAAATATTGTTCCGCCTTCTGTAAAAGTAGCTGCCATAATCATTAATAATTATTATACTTCTTTAAATTTCTATTTAACGTTTTAAGTTCTTGGTCACCAATTTTAACTATAATAGGCCTGTTTTCAAGCGTTTTCACGACGTTTGTCAAAGACCTTATACTATTTATTAATTCTGAATTATCTTTTAGTCCTGGCGTTGTTATAGGCTGATTTACTAATGGTGTATTAACCTTCAAATTATCAATTTGATTTGAAATAAATCCAGGATTTTGAATCGGTACTTCAGGTACTGAATGGTTAATAGTAGGTTTCTTAGTATTAACAGATGGTAAAGCTTTACTCTTAACATTATCACTTATTTTAATTTCAGATAATTTAATATTATTTAACTTATCAACATCTAATTTATTAATTGCCGGAGCCAATTGACTTAAGCTAGTAACTAGTACCTTAAACGAATCAGAAAGTACTTTAATTGGATTAGATAATTCAGCTAACCTTTTTAATTTTTTAACTGGATCAGATGAAAATAAGCTAGTAACAGTATTAACAAAACTACCTGCTGAAAATGATATTAAAGCTGATCCGAGTGATTTAATACCTGTTGCTGCTGATATTAGATTACTACCATTTACTTTTTCCAATTTAAGTAATGCATCACTAACCATTTTCAAAGAATAAGCTAATGGAATCAATGCAGCGCCCATAGCAGCTAAAGCTATAGAACCTAAAGTTATTGCTGCAGCACCTACTTCTGACAACATAATAGCACCTAGACCAATAACTGCTAATGTTAATCCAATTAAAGCCACAGCAGCAACACCTAATGTCTTCCAATTAACACCTTCAAATTGCTTAAGAGCGAAAGCCAATGGGATTAATGCAGCTCCAATTAATGCTAATGTCAATGCTCCAGTCAATGCTTTTCCAGTAACTGAACCTAATACTAATGCAATTGCAGTAATACCAACTAAAGAAGCGCCAGCCTTTGCCATCATATCCCAATCAACACCATTAAACTGTTTAAGAGCTTTCGCTAATACAAACATTGAACCAGCCACCGCGGTTATAACCAACGCACCTTTTAATGACTTAGTACCAAATGAATTTAATCCTTTTGATATACTTTTCATTAATGATTCTATTCCAGTACCCACTGATTTAGTTATTGAATTAATTAATGTACCTATTGATTTAGATATATTCGTTATAAATGAACCAATTCCTGAACTTATATTAGTTAATAATGATTTAATAACATTACCTACAGTTGTTAATGATTTAAATATATTCGTTATAAATGAACCAATTCCTGAACTTATATTAGTTAATAACGTACGGATACCTTTAGAAACATTAGTAAATACAGTATTAATAGTTTTTGAAAAATTAACAATTATATCATTTATGCCTTTGAATAATTTTTGCAAAAATGTTCCTAATTTATTAAATCCATTCTTTAATTTTTCAAGTATATTATCAAATATCTTAGATTTATTACCAGATTCAGTAATACTATCTGATATGGCTTCGGCTGGGTTAGGTATATCTGTTGTTGATTTACTTGAAAATAATCCCTTTAATTTAGAACCAATTGGACCTAATTTATCCAACATACCAGAAAATATTGCTTTTCCGTTATTTCCAAAAAACTTGACAATATTTTTACCACCTTTGATAATATTCAAATTAAATAAATCTAATATTTTCAATGGAGCTGTTAGTAATTTTCCAATTAACGGTAATCTGGATAATATCCTAACGCTTAAAATAATACCAACACCTTGAAGTGCTTTAGTCAACAAACCAACAGATTGAACTGCTCCTTGCATTGGTTCTGTAATTAATCCCAATGGTTCTAAAATATAATATTTAATTAATGAACCAATTTTTGTTATTATGATAGCTAATGCTTGGAATGGCATTAACATACCTTCAAAAACTGGTTTTAGAAACTTAACAATACCAGATAATATTTTAAATCCATAATTTATACCTTCAATTAATGGCAATATCGAATCAATTGAATTTGCTAAGGCTTCTACTAATGGAAGAACAGCTGCAGCCAATGTTGTTTTAATTTTATTCCATGATTGAGATAATTTTTCCACGTTTTCAAAACGGTTGGACGCTAATACCATTGTTGATGCATTAGCTAAATCAGCATCAGACATTTTAGATAAATGTTTTTCAATTAAATCCCTTTGTTTGGCATCTAATTGATATTGCATTTTCCTGAACTTATATCCTTTTTGTAATTCATCTAACGGCACACCAAATGATTCTGCGAATTTTTCTAAATTATACCGGTTGGCTTCACCTGAATTAATTAAATCATCAAACTGTTTAGTTGTTTCCCTCATTATATCAGCCGGTGAAGCGCCTTTTAAATTCATGTTGAACACACGTTGTAAATCAACCACACCATTTGTCATTACTGATAACTCTGCTGCATTTTTTAATGTATTATCAGGGTCGAATGTAGTATCCATTAAACTAGAAACTTGTTTTAATGACATACCCATTCTTCTAAACTCAACAGCTGCTTTTACAGCATCTTTGGGTAAGTTATGGTAATACTTAGCTATTACTGCGCTGGATTCTTGCAAGTCTTCTGCAATATTATCAAATGATATACCAGCTAAATCAGATGCCTTAGCTGCCCATGATGCTAAGTTAGTAGCAGTTTCTTGGTCGGCGCCGGCTAATTGTATTGCATTTACCATTCCATATACTTTTTCCATGCTAACACCATATTGCGATGATATAGCGGATAAAGTTGAAATCATTTTTCCATTTGATGCATCAGAAATATCTAATATTTGACCATAAAGATTTTTATGTGCTAATAATAATTCATATACTCGTTCTTGAGTTACGTATGTGTTGCCTGTCGCTGTGACTAAATCTAAAGTAGATTTATATAAATCAAAAGCATTATTCCTAGATATACCTAATGATGCTGATATATCATTGACTCTAGAATTAACATTAATTAATGCGGCTGATATTAATGTAATTAATCCTAAAAATAGAACTAATGGATTAATAGCTGAAGCTAGACTATTAGCAAAACTTCCTACAAAACTCGATAAGCCTTGTGACATTGATCCAGTTTTCTGAAATGTTTCGAGCGATGCTTTTAAAGACTGTGTTAACCCATCTCTCATTTTAGATGCCGCAATATCCATTCCAGTCAGATTCTGAATCCACTTAGGCAATATACTTAGACCTTCTTCAAATCCATCAATAATGCCTTGACCCATTTCATTTAAATACAAATATAAAGGTCTGAATTCTTTAAGTGTGCTTAATACCTTTTTATTACTAGATACCATTTCCATTACTATTTGGTTCTGTGCCCTTAAGGATGCTTCTTTAGTTAAAAGGTATTTCTCTTCCATTGACATTCCAGATAATAAGTCATCTAAGATCTTAGTTTCAGATTCAGTTAATGTTACCAAACCTGCCATGTAATCTATAGCTTTATTTAATACCCCAGCATCTTCTATTTTAATTTTTATATTAGGATCTAATGAAATTTTTTCAAATATTTTATCAAACCTTAATTTTAACATCTTATCTTTAATATCAATACTATGATCTAATAACGAATCTAAAGTTTGTATTGCATCATCAATATTAAGCGTCACTCCATCTAATTCAATTGTGGGTTGATCTATATTACTAATTAAGTTACTTATATTACCTGATATATTTTCCATGTCTTCAAATGGATTAATATCAAAGGAATCACCAATATGTTTTGAAGCTAATGCAATTTCTGAAATATTATCTTTTAAAGAATTAACTGTTGATGCCGATAATAATTTACTTAAATCAATTTTATTTAACTCATTTTTTAAATTAAATAAATTATTAACTAAATCGTTGGATAAATCAATTGAATCAGATAAAGAATCATTATAATCATTATTAATATCACCAATATCAGTTATTATTTCCTTTATCTCTTCCCATTTTTCATGGGATTTAATTAAATTATCTAATTCATCTTCAGTAAATTGATTTAAGTTACTAATATTTTTATTAATATATTTACTTAAACCTGCTATATTACTAAATGTTTCAGATAACTTAACAGTATTCTTGAAATCAATCTTAGATAACTTCTCATATAGGTCAGTAACTTTTGCTGAATCTGTAATATCAACAAATCCTTCCTTAACTGAGTTAAGTAAAATTATTAACGCTTTAAGATCATTTATATTACTATTAATATCAGCCATTAAATCCTTAATCTAAATCATTTATACGTTGATCAAGCTTATCTAATTCTTTTGTAATTTGTTTTAAATTACGTTCAATTGTAGCTATACTTCTTATCTTTTCAATATTTAACTTTTTTACTATCATAAATCAATAACCCTGCCTTTGATATCTGAATTAGGATATTTAATTTCAAAACACATACAATCTAAACTGGGATAAATAATATTGTTTCGTGTTGCTGATTCAATATCATATAAATTATTTGAATAACCTAAATTTGAATCGTATTTATTCACTACTTTAATGTCTTGCACTGTTTGTACACCTTCAATTTTATCTAATTCAGTAAATAATTTATTAATAAAAATAGGAGCGTTAATTTCCATATTATCATTATCAAATAACTCCATTAACCTATTGGTACATTTTAATAAAACTTCGTAACTATTAAAATTAGGCCTTGTAATTATTTCATATTCAATTCCAATATTAACGATAAATGCATCTTTAATATTAATAGCATCAGTTAACATCCTATATTGTCTTAAATATTGTCTTAAGTTCTCTTTAATTGCTTTATTGGCAGGAACAAATTTTTTCTTATCATCATATGATAAGATATATAAATTTAACCCCAGTTGGTTATTAACTTTTTCAAACTGGTTCCATAAATTTCTTTGTGTATCTTGTTCTATATACGCCTTAGCTACTGATCCATATTTAACTGGCATTGTATAACATCTTAAAATATAATCATCTTTAGTGACACTTCTATTTTGAGCTGCAAAATTCGCCATTGCTTCTTCTCTTATTACATCAATTGATCTTTTATTCATTCCTCCATAAGCAGCCTCAGGATTATTAACGCCAATAGAATCTATAGCAGCATTATATACTGTATTATCAACTAAATCATATCTATTAATAACTTTGATTGAATTTTTATCTAATTTTGTTAATGTATTAGATCTAACATTTCCATCAATTCCAGAAGAAACACCATATGTAACAGTTAATGTTGTATTATCTGGTGCTTTGCCATACGTCTTGGTATTTAAAAAATTCATTGGGTCAATTGATATATCATCAAATCTTTCAAAATAATCAATACCAATTCCAACATTATACGGATTAGGCACAATTTCTTCATCTGATTCATAACCTACTCCAGAACCAAATTGAATTTCTAACCTATCATCTTTTCTTAATCTAGTTACAAATCGTTTTTCTGATTGTTTATATGTTAATAAGTATGGTACAGTACCATTATATTCAGATAAACTACTATCATTAAATGCAATATTCTTAATTGGTACTGGAATTAAATCCTGTGCTAAATATTGTACTTCATACCATTTCTCATCATCTGCGTCTATTACTGATATAATATCAGATATATTAATATCATCAATTACTATTTTATCATACGGTTTTGGTTCTGTAAACTCATACGTTTTAGTTCTAATTTCTCCTTCAACTGCTTTTACTGATTTCTTAAATAGATAACTTTCAATTGAACCATCTTGCAAGATGGAATATATAGAAATATTAGTTGGGTCAAATGATGTATTATGGGAAAAATCAACTGGTTGTACTGTTCTAAAAATCTTACCATCATCAGTCGATACTATAATACCTTCTTCTAATGATAAAGCATATCTTAAATCAGGAACTGTTGCTGCTCCTTCTCCAATTGAAGGTACTATTTGAAAAATATCTAAATCAACTTGAGCAGGAACAATAGACTTTGGTTTATATCCCAAACTTTGCGCTAAGTTATAAAGGTTTATCTTTTCATTTACAGTATGTAAGAATGATTCTTGTAATTGAATATCACCATAAAAACTTAATACATCTCCAACATACGCTGATAATTCAAGCAACATCATTCCAGGTGAACTTTCATTGAAATCAGAATATGTATTTGGATAATAGTTTTTGGTATAATTAATTAGCGCTTGTCTTAACTCACCAAAATCTTTATTAATATATTTTATTTCACGACTGATATTATTAGTTGGTTTACTCATTTAAAAATATCCTAATAATCGTATTTAAATCTTTTTTTCAACATTCTTGCAATTGGTGTGTCTGGAAACTTATGCCAATGTTCTTCATATTGTTTCTTAAGACTCTTTACTGAATCTTCCAATTCTTTCATATCTTTAGATATTTTTGGGTCACTTTGTGCAGCTCTTAAACTCTTTTTAATTATCTGATCCATGTCACCTAACGTTAGTAATTCAATTGCCTTTGATAAAAATCCTTCTAATAATTTCATATTAATTCTTTTAATTATAATTATTTTATTTTTTATTTTTATTTTTTCTAATACTCTCAGCTTCTTTAGTTAATGCCTTGACTAAACGATCATAATAGAATTTTCGTAATGTAATTGGCATATTATATATATCACTAAATGTAAATCCAGATTTAGTATAATAAACAAAATCAAATATTTGTGAATGTAACTTTATTTTATAATCAACATTAATACCAAAGAATGTATGATCTGTTGGTATTTGTATTTGTTTCTTATGATTTATAGTCTGGGTAGAATAAATTAAGTCCGATTTCAAAATTACCACGAAATGTTTCTCCTGACTCTGGGTCAGATACCTCTACATTTAAATCAACATCTGGTTGTAATTTTGACACATACTCCCTGAAAGACCTAGAATCAACTGCTAACATATTATTTACAAACTTATTAATTTTACCTTGGTCGTTATCTCCATCAACTGAAATTATCATATGTCTTAACCTAGTAGTTAAATTCTTCTCTGTCATATTAAATTTCTTTAACCCTTTAATGTCATCACTAATTTTCTTTGAATCACCAATTGTTAATAATTTAAATATTATGACATTTTTTGACCTAGGTAAAGTAAACGTAAATTCATTTTTTCCTTTAGTGTAAAGTGATTCATCTAACTCTTTGTATGGTACCTCTTTTAAATTTATTGTTATAGGTATTTTTTTACCAGATTCAACCTCTACTTGTGTTTCATACATTTCACCATATCCTAATGCTGCAGCATGTAACATTATAGCATTCTTATCACCAATTATTAAATCGTTATAATTTATCTTAGATACAATTAACCGTTCAAATAATTTATCAAATACTACATCTTGTACAATGTAACTCTGAGTAGATAAAATATCTTCATCTTGAGCTGTCATATATCTCATTTCAATTTTTCCAGATGACAATGGACTACTTTCAGGGTAAATTAACCCACGAGATGGTAAATCAATTACCTCAGTTGGGAATTTTTCTTCTTGTTTAACAACCTCAGGTTGTTTTCCCTCTAATGCACTCAATGGCGCTGAACTTAAAATTTCACTCATTTCTTTTTTGAATATATTTTATTTTAATTTAAATAATTTACTCCTTTTAACCAAAGGATTTATAATATAATTATATATTTAAGTAAAAAAAAAGGTAATGAATGAATCCATTACCTTGAAAAATTAGGGGTCTAAGATATATTTTATTTCTAACCTAACACCGCATAATCATACTTAATTGTCAGTTCCAGAGTTTTAGCTTCATCATTTGACCAATCCATATCACCCCAATTAGTATCACCAATATAAGCGCCATATAATGTCCATGTTTCAACCGGTGAACCATGTGGATCTAATGCTTCTAATGTAATATCCTTTTTGTATTCATCAAATGCAAAACCATCTTCTCCAGATTCTGAATCATGATGAATTTTAATCCAATCATGTACAGCTTCTGCTCCTGATGGTGTTACTGGGTCATATAATGTAACTGAAATATCTTGCCAACGTGATTTACCTTTAACTTTAAAATCAGTGTTAATATAATCAATTATAATTTCTCCATTATCTATTTTAGGCATCCCGGATGCTTTACATAAAAATGCTGGAATACCATCTATATTTAAAGTGTACCTAAATGCTACTTTAGGTTCAAATGGTGTGAATATCATTTTTTATTCCTTTTTTATAATAAATATAGGGCAAAGTAAAAATACCCTACCCTATATCTAAATTATTTTTACACATCATTATCGATAGGGAATGTTGCACCTGTTGGTAAAACAACAAAATCAATATTGATAAATTCAGCGGTTTTGGCTGGTTTTAAATATATCACAGCTCTCATTTCATTTCTGTCAATAACGTCAGGTGTATTATTTCTTTCATCCATTATAATTCTGAAATCATATAAGCCTTGTTTCTTGCGTGCATCTTCAAACCATGGTCTAACTAAGTTTAAGAATTTCAACCTAGTTTCCCTTGTATTTTGTTCAAATACTAATTGTTTTGATATATTTGCTACATGTCGTTTAGCTGCAATTAATAAACGTCTAACGTTAATCCTATCCAAAGCTGATTGTTTCTTCTGTAAGGTTTTTTGTCCCCAAACAACGACTCCAGATCTTGGAAATGTTGCAATTGGATTAACATTCTTAACATATAAGTTATCCCTATCATTTTGGGTCATTATACGTTCTGTTTGAATTGCCATATCCAACCCACCTCGATTTAATCCAGCAGGAGCAAACCATTTTTCTCCGACATAATCATTAAATGAAAATGCTGATGGAACAATTGCACTAGGTGGTACCCATTTATTAGCTCCTAAGTCTGCATCAACTATTTGAACCCATGGATAATAATAACCTGAGAAATTTGAATTCCTTGCTTCTGCAGCCATTCTTGCTTGACCTACTGTAGAACCAAAATATGTTGGATCTATAATATAAAAAGCATCTCCTCTTGCTTCAATCATTGATATTGCTCTAGTAATTACTTTTGCATGATCTTCTAGATTATCAATTAATCCAGGTGTTACAAGTAAATCGAAATCATATTGATCTTTATTTGATAAAATATCAAAAGCATCTAAATATGCTTGTTGTCCAGATCCAGCTAATGCTAAATTAAATCCTTGAGTATTTAAATTCCATATCTCATGATACATTGCTCTTGGATGTTCAACTGTACCATCTGAACCAAATGCAAAAGTACCTGATATTGGTGTC